TATCGTAAATCATACGGAATAGTACAACATCCTCTACGTCTGAATGTTCACCTACCCATTTACGTACGTTTGTAAAGTTTTTAGTTTTTATGAACTCAATAAGGTCCTTAAACTTAGACTCTTCAAAGTGACCCAACACTCCAGCATCAATCTTACCTGTCACACTATAACGTTGTAATTCATTTAGTGTACGACGAAAGTCTGGGAAGTGCTTTTCAACAACAGCAGCAACAGCTTTAGGGTCTGCATCTACTTGTTCGCGTGATAAGATATCCATAATCCGTTTGTAGAAGGATGCAGCCATTTTTGGCTTTTCTTCTTTAGGGATCTTGAAATCTACAACACTACACCGACTATGTAATGGCTCAATGATCTTATTTGCAAAGTTGCACGTAAGAATAAACCCACAGTTCTTACTGAACTCTTCCATGAAGTTACGAAGAGCTGGTTGCGTTGAGTTAGCATTTAAGTAATCGGCTTCGTCAAGGATAACGTACTTCCTACCACCACGTAACGACATAGATGAAGCAAACTGCATGATTTCATTACGTAGAGTGTCAATGTTACCATTCATAGAACCATTGATAACAATATAGTCACAATCTAACTCTTCTAACATGGCACGTGCCACTGTAGTTTTGCCTACACCAGCACGTCCAGTTAACAAGAGATTAGGAATGTTTTTCTGATCAACAAACGTCTGGAATGCTTGTTTCAATTCCTTTGGTAAGATAGTTTCAGCAATACTTTTAGGACGATATTTCTCTGTCCAGATAAACTCATTCATAATATATCCTAGGTTATCACTTTGTAAACGTAGATGTAGCTTCGCTTGTAATCCAATACTGAACATTGTCACCACTGAATACTGCTAGACCACTTGAACAAATTCCTACATTATAGTCACCTGGTACTACCTTAACATTTTCCATCTTAAAGATCATTCTAAATGTTAGGGTGGTTGTTCCTAACTGGACTCTGTAATTATCAGCCGTCGGATTTTTAGAATCAATTGCTTCTAGATAGAGATGATCATTCTCACCTGTAATTGCCAATTCAGGTAATTGTAATACTTGCATTGCTTTCAATACATTTTGTAAGTCGTCTGCCGTTAGATCAAATGTTACTTCTGGTGTTGGTACACCTGTCTCTAACCACTCAATTAATTTGTCGCTTGGTGAAACGATAGTTCTTGGATCTGCAAACGTGTAATTAACTTTTTGTTTACCAGACTTGATAGTCATTGAGCTATCACCAATATCTAGGGAAGGGGAATCAAATAATGAAACAACTCCTAGGAAACGTGATAGTTCATAAATTGCAAATGACGAAGGTACTTCTTCACTTATAACAGCCCGTGCCATTGTTGTTTTACTAGGGGACACTGTTGTAAGTGTTTTCCCCTTAGTAAACAACAAAGATGGGTTGATAGTAGAAAAGTTCTTCAGAATTTGAACAGTTCTATTATCTAATCTCATTTTTTCTTTGTACCTTTTCCGCCAATTTTAGCCACATCTGCTGTTGCTGATGCACCAATAGTTGCTAGGTCAATCAAACTACCGCCAAATACATAACTACCTACGTGTTGTAAACGCATCCATGGGCAGAACCAAACTTTCATACCAGCTTTCTGAGCATGGTAACAGAAGTTGTAATCTTCTGATAGGTAACGCTTAGATTCTGGATCAATGATACAATCAAAGTATGCCAAGATTTCACGGCTACCATCAAAGTGTTCTGTACGTACATGATCAGGCTTATAGCTTTGCTCAGGATATGCTTCTTTGTACTTGTCTAAAGCACTACGACGAATCATCATGAACCCTGTGCCAATTTCTGATACTTCTACTGGTTCACCTAAAGGAATTTCACCACTAGAACCCTTTGGATTGAATACATAGTCACCTACATATTTCTCTAAGTTGTTAGGATCTTCGTCCGCAACACCTTTATCTACTGCTAGCTTAATCTTTTCCCATGAAATACATTTCTTAGGATATGGACCACCCATGATTTCATATTCGCTCTCGTCAGTCATCATTGCTAATAGCGCAAGGATGTCTTGTGGATTGAAACCAATATCACTATCAATGAACATCAAATGAGTAGCATCAGAACGCATGAACTCATCTACGCAATAGTTACGAGCACGTGTAATTAACGACTCATTGAAAAGGTAGTACAATTGCAAAGGAATGTTATACTTTGCACAGATTGCTGAAAGGTCAGCGATAGAACGTGTATACATCCCAGCACATTGACCACCATACATCGGGGTTGCTACGAATAGCTTTTTCTTTTGTAGCTCTTCAATTGCAATTTGAATTTCCATATTATCTCCAGTTATTGATACTTTTTGTCGTGCTCTTTGTTAATTCCATAATCACCATCATATAAACTCAATGACTCTGCATTGAAGCTTAGATACTGACCAATTCTCGTGCCTTGCTTAATACGTGCTACATCAATAGTTACATGCAATACACCTGCCATTGTACCAACATAACCAGTATCATATAACCCACTAGTTAAGAAACATCCGTTACGGTTCAATGTTGATCGAGTAATAACCCAACCAGCTTCATCTTCCCCAACACTGATAACGTTTTCCATTATAACTTCATAGTGACCTGGCTCAAGGTAATAGTAACCTTGATCGTCTACAGGCAATTCAACCGAACCACGATGTTTCTTATGGTCGTTTGAAATCTCGAATGTATTTTGATTAATCTTAAAGATCTTTGCTACTCGCAAATCAACAGCATTAGGTTGACTATCCCCATCCTGGACCCTTGTAAGGGTCGAACGAGAATCAGGTCCTAAAATATGTTTCATATTATACTCCCATCTCTTTCAATAATTCAATTGTTAATTTAGTATCTGTATGGAGGATTGCCTTACCACCTGCGGCCACAAATGGGTTAACGCATGCTAGCGAGTCATCTATCAATAGAGAGTCTGGTGTAGCATACTCAGCTTTGCCTGCTTTAGATAATGTGTATATTCTTAGCAAACCACCTAAACCATGCTTCTTCAACCAATGGTCTTTATGATCACATACTAGCCCATAATTAGCTTTGCCTGCACAAGATAGTATACACACTTTTACTCCGCTAGACAACAAGTAGTCTACGAGATCTCGACTGCCTTCGTAAAATGGAATATCTTTAAACATTCCATCATTCACTGCCGCTGGCCAGTTAATTTTATGGTCAGGGTCGTTCCTAGATATTACTCCATACCTTTTAAAATAATATGCGTTGAGGTCAGCAATGACCCCATCCATATCAAGATAAACTGTCTTTATCATTATTCTTCTCCAGAAAGGCAAAATGCATCAACAGAATCACATAGTGTACTGTCTTAAGCAAATCCTTTCTATTCTTTCCATCTTTCTTACCAAATCGCATTAGATACTTAATAGCATTATCGCGTAATGATGATTCTACATCACCAAGAGCATCCCAGACATCGATTGTTTGAATCTGATTAGCTCCAACATAATGTTGACTATATGTTTTACCAATATACTCAGAAATTTCTGCTATGATTTGTTCTTCATTATACTTCATTATTTAAAAACTTCCTCACTAAAATATCAATATAAGTTTTGTTAAGATTGGCATACAATACGTTTGATGGGTCATCCGTTTTAAACTTGAAGTCTACTTCCTTCTCAAACTTACCATTAACTAATCCCGTTGGTGTTTGATCAAAGGCTACTCCATTTAATCCTGCCCAGATTGCTGCTGAACTATCCCAAGTATTGATATAGTCTTTAAATGGGTTCATTAAGATGATTTCGTTAGGACCATCAACCATTCCAAGCATATGAATCTTCTGACCATTAGCTTTAATCTTATCTAGAATACCACGATGCTTTAATGCATACATGAACACTGTACGACTGACGAATCGTTGCAATTTATTATCACGTTCTACACCATAAGCGTTTGGAACGGCTAGGATACTGACCCCAATATAGTCTACAATCTCAGGATGATCAGCTGCCCACTCAAACCCTTTCATTAGGTCTTCGTAGTCGCCAATTTTAGATTGAGGACAAAAGAACGTACCAAAGCCATTATCCTTGAAATCCTTATATAACTCAACAGCTGCACGCATTGTTACTTCTGCTGGTTGATCAGGATAGTCCGACATAACAATATAATTTGCACCAACCTTCTTACCCATCTCAATTAATTGAGCTGATGGATACATTGGACGGCCTTCTTTATACATCTCAAAAGCTGAGTTGTCAAGAATTTTAATACCGCCATTAGTATTCCTATAGAACTGGGTATACTTCTCGTCTGACTCGACAAGATGTGCTAAGATTAAGTGTGTTGGATCATCTTTAGTAAGATGTAGATACTCCGTTGGAGCGATGTGACAAAACGATGCAGCCATTATATAATTCTTTCTCAGTATTGTTTTTTGTATTCAATGTATGAACCATTCTCACCATCTTCACTTATTTCGATGAGAACATTCCTACTAGGATATTTAGTAATGATTTGTGTCCAAAGATCATTTGACATCATTTCACACGATTTAAAATTTAAATCAAGTGTCTGATCATTATAAAGACTTTCTAACCAACGCTTGAATTGGATAAACTCAATATCACGGTTATCATGTGACACAGAGATTGCTA